GTAGATCACTACTTAACCATTCTTGATTAAGGTCTAATCGAATTTTGTTTACTGCTTCTATAAATAAAGGGTGTTCTAATATTTGTTTTGCTTCTTGGCTTCTTTTTTGTTCGTTATCTGCCACGAGTAAAACCTACACCTTGTTTAAATCCACTAACTCCATAAGGATTATTTCTTTTATTTCTTTCAATATTTCTTGCTACTTCAGCTCTATAATTATTATCATTACGAGTTCTATTACCACTTGAGTCAACTGATGTAAGAGGTCTTGTGTATAATAGACCACCTGATAAATCTTCAGCAATAGGTGAACCACTACTTGCATTTGCATTTGAACTTCTATCCGAACCAGTAAGAGGATCATATACTTGAGGTTGTGGGTTCATAACACTATCGACTGCTTGATTAATATTCATATTAGTTCCAAAACCAGCAGAATTATCTTTTACTGTATTAAAATATTGTTGAGGATTATAAACTTGGAAAGTTCCATTATTTAATTGTTGACCATATCCTAAATCAGCTAATGTCTTTGTAGCTGCATCAAAAGTGTTTTGCCTTCTATTTGCACCACCTGTTAAACTATCTGCAAATTGACCAAGGATGTTAAAACCTAAAGGTAATCCAGCACCTAATCTATTAACTTCAGGATCAAATCTTAAAAAGGTGTTATCACCACCTCTACTATCTATTAGATAATCATCTAAAATATTAGATGCACCAAAAGGTGTAGATGAATCTTTTAGCATTTGATTATACATCATTTGGTCTCTATCCATCTCTTCAGGTCTGTCATTATCACCAGTATTTTCTGGTGCTACTTCAGCTATAACACAGGCTTGTAAAACTGGATCGTAAACTCTGCCCTCTCCAGGATAGAGTTCTTCACAATTAGGAACTGTGGGATCAGGTGTGGGTTGGGCTGCTGGTGGCACAAAAGGAGTACTATCAACTAAATAGGGGTTTGTTGATGGTGTTGTGTAAGGAGGAAGGCCACCAGGCATATTGTTGAGGTAGTTGTTTATAATTCCTTGGGCTTGAGTACCTTCGAAAAAAGGTGATTGATATGCCATTAGTTAATTCCTTGTTGTATAATTTTTGTTGCTAGTTTTTCTTTTTCTAATTCTCTTGCATCAGAGTCTTTTACAACTTGAGTTGCTAGTTTCTGTTGATCTAAGTTAATTTTCTCTAACTTGTATTGTTCATCAGACTGCTGCTTTCTAGCTTTGAGTTGTAGGTCTGCTTGATCTTTTGCTTGAAGTCTTTGGAGCTCTTGTTGTGCTAGTTGTACTGTTGGATCTTGTTGTGGTTGTTTAGGTGGAGGAGGAGGCATTGTTGCTGGATTGTTAAAGAACTGACTTGCATCTTTATAACCGGCATTTTCTAAATACTTCTCTAAGGTATTAAATATCTTTTGAGGATCGACTATACCCATACCACCAGCACCAATTAGTTTTTCTTGAACTGCTAACACACGACCTAAGACTTCGAGTCTTTGATCTTGTGAGCCTGTGCCGAGTCCAACTTGTACTGTTGCGTTATATCTATCCACCCATTCTCTAGGGTTCATAGGAATAAACTGATTTCTTAGTTTTATAATTCTTTCTTGATCTTGGTACTTACACACTAAGGTTAAGATACCTTGAAACATTCTTTTAATGCCTTCACTAAAGTTTCTAGCATACAGCTCTATTCTTTGTGTCGATGCATTCATCATCACATTCGCACTAGTTGCTGTAGTGTGTGATTTGTTTATTTGATCGGCATCTAGGCCCATTTGGACTTTAGAGACACCTGATCTTCCTTCTCTTATTTGATCGACCTTCTCTATCATCGCCAATCCTTCTTGCATGAAGTTGGGTGAAGCTAGGGGTGTAACAGCATTGGGTGATTTAACTCTTACAATACCCCCAGCTCGTGATGTAAGGAGATCATCAATGTTTGCTTGTCCATCTACAACAACTGTTCTGGCATTGTTTTGTAGATAGGCGTTATTAAGAGTTTGCCTGAGAAGGGTAGTCTTAATTTCTTGTACATCGCCAATCAGATCATAAATGGATAATCCATAAAACCTGTGAGGCATGGGAATAGCTGTTAGTGTAGCAAAAGGAATTTGCTCAATCGGTTCATTCTCTAAGATATGATAAGCATTAGGGCCCGAACCACCGACTACAATGTGTCTAAGTTCTGCAATACCATCGTTATCATAATCACACTTCATATAAGCATCGACCACCGATACTCTTGTCAATAAAGGATCAATGTTTTGGTATTCTTGAGGCATCGTCTCATCATCAAAAGACCTTCTGGTTACTGCCTCTGTATTGTAAATCTCTTCATCAGCTACAGGAAGTTCATTGACAATCTTTTTGTCAAAACCTTCACTAATGAGTTCTGATCTTGTTTTAAAAACTCTTTGTGCAATAAAATTACAATCTTCTAAGCTAGTAGCAGTCTTACTAATAAGCATACTCTCTGGTGGAACATTCTCTACTACGACTCGACCATAATCTTTGACTCTTTTGACAGTTACATTGTAGGTAGCTTCCATCATATCGATATTACCAACATCTAATTCTGTGGCTGTATCTTCGACTTCTACAACTTCAACTTCGGTGTCTGCTAATAATGCCTGGTACTCAGCTTCATTCAGATTTTCATAAGACTCTTGCTTTTGTTCTTTGTCTCTTTTCCAATAGTATTTAACAAAACCATTTTTAGAGATCAGAGCATCTTTAAACATTGTATGTAAAATAGAATAACCATTGTTATCCTTCATAAAGATATGATTGATGTAATCTGATGCTTGATCTGCGTAAGCGACATCTTCAGGGCCTTGAGGTTCAAATCGGACAATACTTTCACCTTGAGTAAAGATACGCATCATAGAAGGTAAGATACTCTCTACGACTTCTAAAACATCTTGTGATCTTACTTGGGATTGACCTTCGACCTCATTACCTAATGGTTCGCCTAAATAAAACTTTAAAGCATTCTTTCTTTGTTGTGTGAGCTCTCCACCATAAAATCCTAGGGAGTTTGTGATCTCTTGCTGTATTAATGCTTTTAATTTTTCTTTTGTAAATTTCATTAAATTAATGTTCCTTCAATTCTTTGTTTTGCAAAATTAAAATAGTCTTGATCTATTTCTATTCCTTGAAAATCTAAATTATATTCTTTTGCAACTAAACCAGTCGTGCCAGTTCCCATAAATGGATCTAACACTAATCCACTTTTTAAACCTGAAACTTTAATACATTTTTCAACTAGATTATTAGGATATATAGCTGGGTGTAATTTATCGCTTGTTAGTTCTTTGTTTATCTGTTTTGTAGCTTTGCTCTTATAGGTAAAATACCAACAAGTAGTAGTGGATCTCCAATTTTTTCCACTCCTCTTTTCATTTCTTACAGCATTATTATAATCTGTATTATATGGCACTCCTGACCACTCTAAATCTATTTCAGTATTACCCTCTTTAGTAAAATGAAAGATGTGTTCCCATCCATTTTGCAAATATCTTTTACTTGATGTTGGTGTTGAATACCCTCTAACATAACCATCAATCTCTACTGCTTTAGACCAAATAATATTGTTTTGTAATTTCCAATTTAAGTTTTCTGCTATTTTATAACATCCAAAAGGATCGTTTTTAGTAGAAGCTAAATTTAAAAATAAATGGCCAGTTTTTTTTAATTTATTACAACAAAGATTTAAAATATTTGATAACCAAGTTATATAATCCTCTCGATTATCGTTGTATTCGTTATAGTTCCTACCAATATTATATGGTGGTGATGTAATTATTAAATCAACACTTTCATCTTTAATAGATGATAAAATTTTTTGACAGTCTCCTAATACAAAACTGTTCATACTATTCCTAATCTGGGATATTCAATCTTTGATGACCAGTTCTTTGTTTCTTGTAATCCTGTACAGACATATCTGAAGGCATCAGCACTATGCGATGTCCAATCGTGTTGTGGTCTGTTTTTTGTCTCACCTTTATCGGTGACTGCCCATCGATATTGTCTCAAGGCATCTAATCCATCTTTTGTTTTTTCATAGTCAAACCAACAACGACCTAAAGTCATTCTGGTAGCATTGATACCATCTTCAATAGACATCTTCGGTACAATGCTTGTCACTAATCCTAGTGATTGAGCTATTTCTAATCTTGATTTACCAGTACCAATCTCACGGACATTGGCATCATGTGGAAGGTAGTGCGTATCATAGACATAACCTCTTTCATCAAGAACGGAGGCGTAATACTCTAGCGACTCACCACTATCTTCAAAGTAATCTATAAGGTGGATTGCTGAACCTTTTTGCTGCACAAACCATATCGCAGTCTTATCTCGCATTCCGAGATCCCAGTAAGTATCTACTTTAATAGTAGAGTCATAAGGAACTTTTGTTATACGACCTTCGGTATCTGCCTTGGCTAAAGATTGCGAATAAATAGCTCCTATAGCAGAACTTTCAAAGCTACACTCATATTCTGCCTCGTATATCTCAGGAGGCATTAATTTTTTTGCTTCTGCTAGTTCTTCTGCATCTACAATCTTTGTATCACTAGCTTTAAAACTTTGTGCGTACCATTGTTCTTCTTGAAGTCCATGATTATAAAGATCAAAGAACGAATTATGTCCAGCTGGAGTTCCGATAGCTACCATAAAGCCTTTACGATCAGATAATGCTGGTCTAATAACTTCTGTCCACATCTTGGGAGGCATTTGTGCCACCTCGTCTAAGACAACACCATCCATATACAATCCTTTAAGGGTTTGTGGTCTCTCACAACCCAGTAATTGTATTCTTCCACCATTAGGAAGATCAGCTCTTAGTTCTGTTTCGTGATATTCCATCTTCGGTAGAACTGATGTGTAATATTTTAAATAATCCCAGGCTATTCTCTTAGCCATACTGTAAGTCGGTGCTATATAATAATACCGAGGTCTCGGCAGCTTACATTGTAGGCACTTCTTAATCAGTTCATTGACTGTCAAGACTGTCTTACCAAACCTTCTATGACAGACCAGGACTGAGAACCTAGCTAGGCTTTTATGTATTTCTTTTTGTAGAGGCCTTGGCTTGTAGGGAATGGTTATTTTCATTGATAACTTTCTACAATCGCTTGACCAATGTAATAGGGTATGTGTGGTACTACTGCGTTTCCAAGGGTTTTAAGTCTGTCCACCCTTTTGGGTATCCCATGAGCCACTCTACCCACTCTGGGTTCAACTGACCAGTTTCCTTGTAAGACTTTCCTTCCAAATGCTGTACTGCATCTCCCAATGTGTTCGTCATTGGATTTCTGTTTGTCTTTGCCATTGTCTCTGGCAATCTTGGAGGAAAATACTCTCTCCTCGTTGGTGTTGGCCACATCTTGACCGGGTTCGGACTCGATGCGTCCTTCACTGCTGTTATCAAATTGATATGATGATTTTTCTCCCTTAAATTCTTTTGACTCCTCGGGCCTCTTTGTCCATCCCAAGCATTCGGAGTTGGCCAAGTTGGCAATCGTCCAGACTCGTTCTCTTTTGTGGTTTGCACCGATGCTAGAAGCTGAAATACTAAATGTCCTCGTGGAGTAACCTTCACTCGCCAAGTCCTCAAGTACGGAGTCGAGACCGAGTTTAATATGCCCACTAACATTCTCTCCAATAACCCATGTTGGTTTGAGTTCTTGGATAAGTCTAAAATACTCTGGCCAGAGGTGTCTCGGATCTTGCTCAGCTTTTTGTTTTCCAGCGACTGAGAAGGGCTGACAGGGATATCCTCCTGTAATAATGTCGATTGTTCCAATATCTGTTCCTTTCAGTTGACGAATGTCATCAAAAATAGGAACTGTAGGCCAATGTTTCTTTAATACTTGTTTACAGTAAGGTTCAATCTCACAGAATGCAGCAGTCTCAAAATGACCTGTAGCTTCTAAACCTAAACTAAAACCCCCTATACCTGAAAACAGGTCTAGTATTTTTAATTTCATTCATTCTCTTTCTTGCCCTCGTTGTAAATGTCTTGAATTCTTGAAACTGTGCTATCAGATACGACTCCTCGACCTGAATTTTGTTTGACAGGAGTTTTATCATTCATGTGTTTGACCATGAGGGCAAAGACATCAACTTTTTTTGTGTTTTTTTTAGCTTTTTTCATACTTCATTACCCCAGGCATCCCAACCATCAGCTTTTTGTCTAGCAAATAACTCTATTCTTGGTAAATCACCACACAGATCCACTATGCGATCTCTAACACAATCTGGTTTTCTTGAATGTTCTCTAATCTTATCTAAAACTACTTGGTGAACTGCTTTTGATACTCTCTTAGGTTTGCCTTTTGTGGCAAGTAAACAAATTTCATTGTTTGCTCTAGTCCAATATCCTAATCCCCAAAACAAACTATCTGATTTTTTATTTTTTTTTACCCAACTAAACGCACAAGTTTTATATTCAAATCCCCATTCTTTAATTGTTTGAATACAATCAATTAATTTAGGATATGTAACCCAAATAAACAAAATACAATTATCTTCAGTTATGTCTGTTATTGGAAGTTTCCAAATATCTTCCATAGACATAGTTTTATATTTTGATGTAACATTTCTATTACCACCCTCACCCCATGTTTGGTAGTGCCAAGCTGGATCAGCATAAATAATGTTATATTTTTTGTTTGGTAGTGGTATTTCCATGTTATAAATCAGCTATGCTGGTGTAACTCATTGGTAGAGTACCTTCTTGGTAAGAAGGGAGTAGGATGTTCGATTCATCTCATCAGCACCATCAAATAAGATAACCCTTTTCCCATCTATATTTAGGTTTTTGATAAATACTTTGATGTTGTCTGACAATCCCATCCTGTTTTTGTTTATTTAACCAGGCTTTAGAACTATCTTTTGTCTGACCTACAATTCGCATTCCAATAGCTTTACAAGCTGCTGATTTTTCTTCTATCAAGGTATAAGTAATCATTCTTTGATAGCCTAGAGCATCTGCAACTCTCCAACATCTTCCATAAAGATAACTATTTGTGTTTCTAGGTGCGTTATCTAAGACACAAGACCTAAGTAATTCTAATGTTTTCTTATCATCTAATGTTGCAGATATAGGTCTGCCACAGATTGCAACACCAACCAGGTTATTCTCATGTAAAACACCTATTGAGAACTTATGTCCTTGGACTTTTTTGTTATGACTATGGTGTTCTGTAACAAATTCATTAGCTTCTTTAAGGCTCATGGGTGTAGTTGTAAAATTTTTGCTCATAGAGATTTTGTTCTGAGTTGAAATCACTCCCTATTGCAATTACACAGACTCGATGGGGGTGGTCAAAATAATTTAGGGCCCCCAATCTAATAAAAATCCTGGAAAAGCTGGGCACATTATAATTAATGATGTGCTAAGCTATATTTATCAATAGTTTTAGAGCTTTGTGTGCAGACATTGTGCAGTTAATAAATAATTATGTACAAACTACGAACATAATTGTCATAAAATATTACTTTTTTCTTACGAGAAGCACCATGCAAGTATAGAGCTTTTTTGCCTCTCTATTTCACCTTTCTTCTCTTTTTCCC